GTGCTCTCGCCCCCACTCCATCTGCGTGAGACAGTTCCATTTCACGCATCATAGCGAGCTGTCTTTTGGCACCCCAGGATTTTCCGGATGCTGACCCATAAGGGACATAGGTTCTACCCTGCGTGGCTAAAAAATCTTGCATGACCAGTGACATTTTTGCAATAGTATTTAATATTTCTCGGTTGGTGTGCCGGTTTAACAATATTGCTTTATCCTGACTTCTAAAAAACGCGCCTATTTTATCATTGAGTTCATTCAGATTATCTTGCCCGCTTTTCACTCTTTTTAAATATTCTCCCATTTTGATGAAGGTTGCCGTCTGTTGTTTCTCTGAATGCGTGAGGGTTTCTAAAACAGAATATAATCTTGTGAGTTCTGATAGCTCTCTATTCCCCGCACCAATGTTGGAGGAATGTAGTGATCCCCTTGGATCAACTAGTCGACTTGGGCTTCTTGCCATTGTACATTCCCTCCGATATTGCTTTTTTCATCATATTATGTTGCCTTTTAAGATTGCTTAGATATAATACTTCCATTAACCTTACATCCTGTGCGGGTAAATCCTCCCAGTCCTTAGATGTTTTGCCTGTATTCAGCATCCAGTTTGCCATAACCTCATAGTATGTGTATATCGGGTCCCCCGTCCCATTAACTATGGAGTTTGACCATGCCCTCAACGCTCTTTCTTCTCGATGCCGAGGGTTCGTGCTTGCCCATTGGGGGAGCTTACTAAAGGGGTTTTGATACCATCCTTTATTTTATTTACGATTTCTAAATATGCACTCAGTGGCAAATTTCTTATCTCTGCCCTAGATAGTGGGGTGGTTTCTCCACTTAACCTGGTACAATTTATAATTAGTTTCATTTCTTCTTCCATATATTTTTCTGACAAGACATCATCCATTCTCCCCTCTTCGATTTGGGGATTTTCACTTACTAATTTTTTTATCCCTTCTATGTCCCCGATTGAGGGCGAATATATGTCAATTTGTATCTCTCCATATGAGGGGTCGTGTTCCCCCAACACAACGTTATATATTGGTTTTTTCTTTACGTCTAGCCTATTATATGTTTCTTCACTCATGATTAAAATCTCCCATAGGATTATTATCCAGAAGACATTACTACTATTTTAATGTTTCTAGGGGATAAATCTGGTTCATCCATTATAGCATCACCGGAAACAGAGTACGTTCTGTCCACAGTGGAGGTTTTAACATAGTTCATATCTACACTTAGATATTTGTTAGGCAGTATGGGGTATACCGTATCCTGAGTCTGCATTTTAGCATATTTTATCAGGAATGGTACTTTACCTGGCATTTGGAATGCCCCTGGTGTGAATGTGTTTATCCCATATACCTTAGATAGATATTTATTAGGATCATCCGAGTACGTACTTGTGCTCAGGGTATATTCCAGATTTCCCAAATTATACGCAGCATACCATGTTTTACCACAATCTGGGAGTCTGCCCGTGCCAGTATTTATTTCGATTGAAGAAGAGTCTGTTAAAGCAACAGGAGAATAGTTTGTTCCATTCTCACTTGTACTTAAACAACCAAATGTAAACACATCCCCCCTCAAATCTTCTGCTACCCAATCTTTCAAATCTGCCCAGGGAACTGAGAATGTTGCCGTTGGGTCTACCATTGCATATCCATCTATGTTGAATTTTATAGCCGCGTCTGAACCGTTCTCATAATTTATAGTGACTGTGTTTATGATACAACCTAAGAGGAAAGTAATCTCGTTGTCGCCTTTATTACCAGTCTCATCATTATACTTTATGTGAACCATGTCAAACAACCCTTTGTCTGGGCCGTTCAACGGTTTGTACGCATATATTCTTATCTTGCCGTCAGAGGATGACCCCCCTGCGGACTGTGCCAAGATCGTTAATGTTTGGGACACTGTTGTTGGCGCATCGGTGAAGACTATTGATATTGCTTTCGCACCGGTTGTTAATGTCTGAAGATATGCCGCATTCAAAGTTATTGTTGTGTTCGTAGTTGTACCTATTATGCTGTATTGTGATTTCGTAAGAGCTGTTCCTGCGACTGAAATGCTTGTGAAGTTTGCTCCATTTCTAGACAGTGATATTGTATATCCTACTCCTGAGCCCAGTCTCCATTCATTGGGGCCTGGTGCAGGAATTGATCCAGGTCTGTTTGTGATCTCTGATTTGTATGCATTCAGCCTTGTGGTACGATCTGGGTCGTTATCTCCTAACAAGCTCTTATGGAAGGTGCTCATACCCGTTATGCTGGCTGGAGTTGTTGCTGTTATTTCTAATGGTTCTGTGCAAAAGAGATATTTTAACCAATCTAAGTGCTCAGCCATGACCATACCACTCGCTGACCAACCTACCTCTCTTATGCCTTGTGTTGTTATCGTGGCCTCTCTCTGACCTAAATCCCAGGCATGTTCTGCCTGAATGTTTCTATTCAGTGTTAATTCTACACCACCGCCAAACCTCTTGTTTATAGCATTTGGTTCCGGTGCATTAAGAATTTGTAATATTTGTGTGGATGTTGGGGAACCAGTAAGGGCTGTGGGCAATTCATCCGGTTTTTGCCCTGGTGCTCTTGCTAGCTTACCCCATCCGTATTTGACTCTGTAACCGCTCAAGCGCAAGCCCCCTCTGTTTCTACACCCAGTCTAATCCATCTGAATCCTGCACAAGTCTGTTTATGACCATTCAGGACTTCGTAAATGGACGTTCTGCTCCTATTAACGGCTTCTGCCGCTTCCTTTGTCGTATTATATACTTGTCCAGTATCCATATTCTTCACTTTTCCTTTATATGATGGGGATTTTATTCCCATTTTACATTCACTATATTTCTTTTTGTGCTCATCTGTTCTTCGTTCGCCTTTTTTAGCAATACTCATTTTCATTTTATATTCTTCTGAGCGTATGATTCCGTAACTAGGGCATAGTGGGCCTTTTTTACCGTACATATGATTGCCTTCTCCTTTCATTCTGATGCTGGCCTCTTTTTTCCATTCGTCAGTATGTTTATATCCATCTATGCCGTCCCCTCCCGTCGTGAGATTAAAACCGTTCGGATATTGTGTTCCAATAATTTGAATCCAGAATGATTCTTTGTTACCGGCATCTTTCCGATTGTCTGCAACATCCACAATCATTATTCTATGGGCGTCCCAGCCGTGTTTTTGTATAGAGCGATCTATCATTGATTTAGATTGAGAGTCTGATTTATGTGTTGCCATTCTAGCAGATATATTCTTAGATTGTCCTACATACATTTTGTAATCAGATTTTCTGAATATCACATATATTTTCCATCTTTCTTTTTTCATCTAACCACCCTACGCTCCTCTGGGGACTTGCATCCGTCATTTGGTAAAACTATGAACCAATCCACGAGCTGAAAAGTGATTGTGCGATGGTAAATCTTGTGCGAAGGATATATAGGCAAATCCATTATATCACCTATCATATCCCAATCATTTCCTGGCTTTTTTCTATATTTCGCCAGTATCCTATATATCTCATTAGAAGCTCTTATAACATACTCCCTTTGAGAACATTTCACAAACAAACTTATTGTTTTTCGTCTGTTCCATGAATCGTAACAAACTCCCTGTGGAGTTAGTATTAAATCATCTGCATTAATTCTCAACATAGCAGGACTTCTTGAGTTCTCTGCTGACGAGAAATGCGTTGGTTCTGCGAACTCACCTATGTATACTTCGGGCATTAATTCCAGCCCAGGTTCAAGTATCGTTTTATCCCATTCTGCCTCGAAGATGTCCTTGAACAACACTGCATCGTCATCGACGTAGTATTTTAGTGCACGCTTGCCTTTGGGAGGTCCTTTTGCCATTATAATCCTCCTATGACCACTGATTCTGTGTAATTTTTAAGTATTCTATCTATATCCCATGTCCACTGCTGTATAGACATGGCTTTTGTCTCAAACTCGGGTGCGGTGGGGAATATGCTTCTATACCTATCCGTGGAATAGAATTGCTTTCCTACAAACAATGTAACAGCCCTTTTTATATCCTCGGGAACCGTTTCCTCACCATAGCGATAAGTTATTCTTACTCCTGTGTCTAATGCTACAAACATTCTTCTTAAGTATAAAATTCCTTTAACGTGGTCAAACCAGTAAGAATTTTTCTCATTAGTAATGTCCAACCAATCGTTCCTAAGCCACCTTATTTCTAACTTATCTCCTTTCTCAGAGTCTAGGTCTTTCGGATATCTATATCTTAGTTTAATTTGTATACCTGGGCCAAGCATGGCCTCTGAAGCAATGCCGAATCCTGTACGTAACAGCTGAGTTCCTAAATAACCCAGACTCATTGTTCCGCCTGTGTTTGGAACTGATTCTAAGTTCAGTATCTCATCTTTCTTACGTCTCTCTGCCCATGCTCTTCTTGTCTGCTCTTCGCAATATTGTTCCCCCTCTACGATCCATTGACACCATTGGTCATATGTTGGTGCGGATTGGGGGGATGCTCTGAGTAACTCTCCTTTATTATCATATAATTGTAAACTCCCAATTACTTCCTGTGGGGTTATATACTTGGGGGTAGGGGCTGATGATAATGAATAATTTGTAATAGACATGCTGAAGTTTCTGGGTTCTCTTGGGCCTTCTAATATGAAACCCATTCTTGTGACATAGCTTGTGTTGAACTCTTTATCGGTCACAAAGGCTTTTAGGCTGAATCTCATATCAGAACCTATGTCTATATCTTTTAATGAATATGTAGATATTAAGCCGTTACAATCTTCTAAATATACTTTGAATGATTTGAAGAATGAGGGCATTGAAGTGGATTTAATAGTAGTAAATAATTGACTTTCTCCCGCGATAGATATCCCGCTGTCATCAAAATCTGCATAGATGATTACTTTAAAATCATCTTCCATTGCCCCCTTTGAAGCGGTGAATTTTAAATCCTGCTGATCTGTTACCATCAGCAATAAGTGTGTGTCTCCATCCTCAAATTCAGCATCATAGCTAGCATCTTGGAATTGAAACTTCCACACTTCTGGTTTGTTGGGGAATAATATTTGTGTCATTATTATCCTTTTCTACTTTTTGTATCTATGTTAAATGTAAAGAAAAAAGTTTAATTGGGGGAAAGCCCCCCTTGCTCGCTTACTGGATGTGCAGAATCTTCGCGTGCGGACGGAATGCGTTTGCCTGAACTTCTCCAAGCTCCCATATCAAACCGACCTTGTTGAAACTCTGCGCAATCAGTTTCTGGTCTGTGACTTCGAAGGCTGTGGCTTGCAACATCGCCCTGAACACGTGAGACGTGTCTGCAACGATAACTCTTCCAAGACCGCTTAATGCATCTGTATTCTTAGCGATTGTCGGAACACCGAAATCGTTCAGTGCTGGAAGGTTGTTTGCTCCAACTACTCCATACGACGCGCCGAAACCTCTACCCATGTCTAAATCAGGCACGAGCGGAACGTCCATGTACGTCGCAACAGTGAAACCAGCAGGCCTACCGGGGAATGTGAACTGCCCGTTTACACTCTGGGAAGCGAATTGTGTATCCCAGAATCTCTGGTTGATAACGTGGTCTTGCTGAATCCTTTCGATGGTATCGACACCCGTGATCGCAACTTTGTTTCTAACGTTGTTCTCGTTTGTCTCACCATACTGCATCGCCATCATCAGCGCATTTTGCAGTTCTGTTATGTCGAATGGCCTTAGAGTAGCCTCTCCAGTAACAGTTCCTACATCATACGAGTGATAGACCCAAGAATCGAAGTTTGACTCTCCTGCGTTCGGGTCTGCTAATGCGCCCTGAACTCTAAACGGAGCCATGCTAGAATCTGTACCAGCTATGTATGTGTTGTTACTCCACGGCACAACATTTCCATTGGGGAGATACTGTGCTTCATCTGCGTTAGATATGATCCTCTCTAGAGACTCGTATCCTATCGCCCTTGTGGTAATCACATTATTCAGGTCGTAACCCAGAACTTTCGGGTCATCTGCTCTGCGAAGAACGTCCCCATTCAACTGACGCATGTATGCCTCTGACTCTCCTGCTTGGTGCTGTACCCATGTGTACACATCATCAATGTTTTCCAACTGAGGGAAACCTTCCTGCATACTGAATGACCTGCTAAGGGTCTTGTACGGCATCTCAACGTGGTTAAGTTGAGGCATTTTCGGTGTTTGTAACGGGCCTCCGTTGATTACACCTGCGGTCTGAAGGTTCGAGTAATCTCTCCTGAACCTGTAACCTGTTCTGAATGCTCTTGTACCAATAAGTCCCAGAGCAACCGCCCTCTTATACGGCAGTGAGAATAACTCGCTTCCATATATCGCGTTCATGGCACCTTGTGTGCTCATACCTGGGGAATTAGTTGCGTTGAAAGATTTTATACCTGCTTCCACGGATGCGCTTATCGCTGCTAGGTCGCGCCCATAGGTGGCTAATCTTACGCCTTCCATATCCCGAGGTATTTCTTTTCCGTCCCAAGTCGCTGTGTTTGTGCTTGGGGTTCCTATATCATAGAATGACATTTTTATACCTCTTTAATTGCTTTTTTTGCTTTGTCTAATGACATTGTGCTACCTGTTTTAATAAAATCATTAATGTAATCACTATATGATTTTTCATCGGTAGCCATTGCTTTCAATCCAGAGTTTTCTGCTCCTGTAGGTGTAGGTGTCATCGCAACACCTGTTGCCTGCATGGATTTCAGTCCAGACACGTTAATATTGGACCAATTTCCATTCAACAGTGCTTCCAACCTTGGAGTGTATGCTCCCACATCCCCGACCTCTTTAGATCGGATATGCGGGGACTGAGCCGCCATTGATTTTAAGCTTGTCAGATACGCATCCATATTCTTCCAGCTGTCTGGTTGAAGTTTGGGTTCTGCGGGCTTAGAATCAACAACTATGTCAGCATTCGCTTCCACGCTCTTAACCTCAGCAACAGGTTCGGCGACCGGAGTTGTCTCTGTGTCTGCCGTTGGTGCTATGGCTTCCTCGGATTTAACCTCGGGTTCTACTTGTGTTTCTGTTGTTTCGACCATTTGTGCTTCCTCCGACTTAGTTCCTGCTTCGTCTTTCTTTTTATCATCAGACTTCGCGGCTTCATCTTTCTCGGATTCCCCTTCTAATTCCGCTTTCGGTTCCTCTTCTGGGGCTTTCTCTTCTTCTGATTCGTCTTCTTTAGTTTCAGTTTCATCTGTCACTTCTGCTGGCGGACCAGACTCTTCTTTTTCACCTTCTTCGGGTGAATTTGGAGCGTCACTTTCACCTTCTCCCTCTTCTGCTTTCTCTTCGCCCACGGGGGCCGATCCTTGAGGGGGAGCAACGGATTCATCTGCTGTAACAGACGACACTGCATCTGCTATTGCTGATGCTGCGCTTTCCTGCCCTGCTCCAGACTGCATGACACGAGCATTCTTTTCCTCTGTCATCATCTCTATCAGGACCTTTTGCTGGTTAAGCAAAATCGCTACTGCATCTGCCAGATTGGCGAGCAACGTACCATCGGTAACGCTTTTCACCTCTCCATCCGGTGAGGGTTCTGCTACTTCGGTTTTTACTTCCTCTGTAATTTCCTCTGTCATTTTGTTTCCCTCCTTCCTCTTTCTCTTTTGCAGTTCGAGGAAGATTAGTAAGAACTCCTTACCTGGTGTTGTGGTAAGGAACTCATTTATCTCGTCCTCAGAAGATTCAGACAGTATCTTTCCGACCTGTAATAGAACGTTCTTGAGAACTTGAGTGTCAGTATTTTGTATCGTAGCAATGTCTATATTCTCTCCAGACAGAACCATTTGTCCCGCTGGTGTGACACGCTTTTCTTCGTGATGATCTCTGTTTATTGCATGACAACCCTCAATCCCTGCGTGATTGTGTTGCCCTTCGGGGCAGAGACTCTTCTCCCCCGTTTCATTTTCCATAAGACTTTCTGCAATCTGTGGGTCTAGTGAAGCGATTGCTTCTAATAATTTGCCTACATGTTCTTTTTCATCTTCTTTTATGTAGTTGAGAACATCATAAACGTGCATATACCCGTTTGCTTCTTTTCCTATTAACTCCATATTGAGTAGGTATGCTTGTATGGCCTCTCTCTCCTCTATGAGTCTGTCTATCAGGGTGTGGAGTATTTCTGAATCATTCCATTCTGTTTTCGGAACAATTAATATGTATCCATCCTCTCCGTTCATGCCGTCGTAATAATTATCTTCATAAATATCCTTAACAGCCTTAATGGCATAATCCGATAAACAATTATCAGTTATATAAACCATCCCATTGCTTAATATAGTTGTATCGTAATTAGCATCATTAGATAATCTATCTTTTAACGCTTCATATCTTAATCTGTGAACGCATTCTTTATTGTTAAATTTGAGAACTGAACTTTTTATACTCTTTGCTCCAGTATTGAACTCTAGAGTTCCTGTTTTCGGATTAACTCCTTTTTTGGTATTGGAAATCTCTAATACCTCTGTAACATTCTTCTCTAGATAACAGAGTTCTTCATTGCATTTCATTTCGGGTTTTCCATCGTGCCCAAATCCAACGCTCCATTGGTCAAACCCATTCAGGAACTTTAACCACGCATAATCTGCTTGTTTGGAACCTCTTGCAAAATTAACCTTTGCGTATAAAGAAGGTACGCCATCTTCATCTACGCCACCATGAGCCCCCCACCAATATAACAACGGGAATGAATTGTGGTCTGTGTGTCCTGCTCCATTCAAGTCTATAAAACTGTATGCAGATTTTACAAGAGACTCCATGTTCAATAAATCTCTTTGCAAATCTGGAACTTCCGTACTTACTTTTGCATACACATATCTGCTGGATGGAAGTGCTGTGCATTGTTCCCATGCATACTCTCTTGCCATATACTCATGAGATGGTATAAACTCGGGCAATTCCGATTTCAGCGACCTTAGTTCGTCTATCTTTTCTCTGTAAGATTGTCTCCAAACCTCTTGATCTTCTTCAGACAGTGTGAATCTTACGCCTTGTGGGAGTTCGGCTAATGTTTCATAAGACAGGATTACCACTCTTCCCCGCCTGAGCAGACGCTTGTTTTGCTGTAAAAGAACTTTCTCCGAAGTTCTGTGATTTTTCTTTGAAGGGGGATGTATTTTCTCCAATCATCCCTAGTAAAGATGTTCCCTCTATGCCACCAGCCTGTGGCGTAGCAGTCATGTCTATGTTGTAATCTTCATCTAATCCAATGACCCCAAATCCTAATTCTCTGTGTTTCAGCCTCAGTTCTGCTAACTTAAGTCCAAGGTCTAACTTCTTTGCCTCTGAATCGTCTGGGGGCTCTACTACTCTGTAAACCCAATCTGTAACACTTACAAATTTCCTGGTAAGCCACTTTAAGAAATGATTAACATATTGTCTCATTCCAATTAAGTTACGGTCAAGAACTGCTGCTTGTTGCTGTTCGTTTGAGTTACCCTTTAGGGCGTGTGTGTCTCCTAAAAACAGACCGTTCATCCCGAATTGTGCGGATATTCTTTGCAGGAGTTCTGACTTGACGGCCATCATATCTCCCGTGGGGTTGTCTGCAAAAGGTATCCACTGTGCCCGTCCGCCTTGATTTGCGGGGGGCAGAGCCATTACAGGTATGGCGAACGGGTCGCCAGCCATCCTAAGTTTTAATGTCTGTAATATTGTGTCCAAATTATCTGTGTTTGTAGAGTTAACTACGAATATTCCCTGTGGGTGCCCTACGTTATAATATTTTGTAACTCTGGCTGAGAGTGCCATCCAGGCATGAATATCCAATTGTATAGGTATGCAATTTGGGATACCATAGTATCTTGAGGGGACACCAAACGGATGAGAATACACCTCTTTATTAGAGTATTGTTCTCCCTGCTCTCTTGGACCACCTTCAGTTGGGGACATGATCCAGTGTGTTGTATATATTTTATGTCCCTCTTCAGTAAACCCTGGCCCCGTTTCTTTATTATACTCTTGTTCGAGATTGTATTGATTTTCTCTGTTGAATAATGTATATCCAAAGTTTCTACCTGGAACTCCCCTCTCATCGAAAACCATATATGCCCTCATGGGAGATAAGGTCATGAACTCCAGTGGAACTTCATCTATCACTTCTCCGTAGGGGTTGTGTGTGTAGAGTGACCTGCATAATACCAAGGGGTGCCCAAATACCAAAGCATTATACAGGAAGTCTTTTGTTAAGTCGAATAATGATTGCCCGTTCTTGTTCACCTTATCTACAATATCTCCATTCTCCCAATTTTTCAGAAGTCTTCTTTGTTTGTAGTCTGGTGTTAAAAAATCTCCAGTATATCCGCACGATTTACATTTCTTTATCTTGCCTTGATATTCTGTCTCACATTCCGGGCATTTTACTGCGAATGTTTGTGCGAGTTCTATTCCGTTTCTCAGTGTTTCTTCTACTACCCTTTTGATAACTGATGCTAAAATTGAACAGTTGTAAAAGTAATAAACCGCTTTTTGATACATCATGTAATAATTTATGGCGTATCTGCCATAGTCCATGATATCTTTAGGTGATTGAATGGATGTCAATCCATCTTTTCTTAGAGACGTTGCTTGTGATAACCCTAAAATCCCACCTTCGAAATCTTCGCCTGTATAAGGTTTTTCATTGGGCCTATTCCAGGGAGATACCATTTGTGTGATGGGGTTTGTAATTATGGCATTGGTTTTGCCTAAAGTGTCTCTTGATTCAGGTACGAATCTTTGTGGATTTGATTGCGATGATCTTATATACACGAGTACCTCAGATATACTAATTAAAGTTAGTTATTTAAAGCTTCTGTAAAGCTTTTATATTATGAGTTCAATTTATAGGTAGATCGCATAGCTCGTATGGGACTTTTTGCTCATCTAATACATTTTTTACTATTCCGAAACCCAGTTTACCTTCATTGATTATTTCATCGTTAAAAGCAGTGATAACTTCTTGTGCGTCTGGCATCTGTGCTCTGTTGGGCACTGTGCGCCGGAATTTGAGCCATATTCTTCTGACTAAATCCATATCTCCGAGCCTTTCGGGGACTCTCATATACATTATTTTATCTTTGACGTAAAGTTTCTTTTTTGTAGCCAGAGATAATATTTGTAAAACATACTGCGCCGTGCAGGTTCTTATCTCTTCTCTGGCATCTCCCATTCTGGGTTTTAAAACAACTAATAATTTATCTGCCATTTGTTCACCGTTTGAATTGTCTGTCTCTGACCAATATCCCATAGTCAGTTATATAATCGCACTGTGGGCAATATATCGGAGGGATTCCTGCCATCATAACATGACTACATTTTCTACAATTATATTGACCATCTAAACTGTTTGCAACTCCACCATATTTATCAAAAAACATCTTTTGCCATAGGTCATGCATCGACCTCTCGGCGGGGTTGTGTTCCTGGTTGGCGTTGTTGGGATTATCTCTCAAAGATTTATCTCTATGCTCATCTAATACGCTCCGCCTTCTCCTGGCTTCTTCCATCCTGTATACTTCTTTGTAGAATGTTGTGAGGTATTCCTCATCAACCTTTCTCCCAAACGCGTTGTTTGGTAAGAGTGGTTGGGCGAATGAGTCTTTTGGCATTAAATTCTTGTAAGCCATTTAATCTTCCTGTAGTTTTATAGTCAGTAATGAGTCTCTTATGCGCTCTGCTATCTTCTTTGCTTCCATCGAAGTGAATGCTGATACTATGTGTTTGTCGAGATACTCTCTTCCGCAATACGGACAACAATTTGTAATGTCGAAATCATACGAGATGATCTTTAAGCATTTCCCACAAACAGCATACATGCCTGTTTGCGATAAAATTTCCATTCGCACTCGTATATCTAGTATAGTATTTAAACTTTTCCTTTGTTTTTTGTGTTATAGGTAGGTTTAAATAGTTAGAAATCATATCCTTTTATGATGGAAGAGGTCGATTGGAACCTATTGTATGTTTGTATTTATCGTCAATCTGAGCTCAGACCTATGGTCTTAGGAAGTGGAAAAACACTTAGAGAAGCTAGGAATGTTGCGATGGATACAGTCAGTAGATTGTGGGTAGAAAAAGGAACCTGCATAACTGATAACACGAATGCGATAATGCTGGTAGAACCAGGAATAGGCATTAGATTACAAAGCGACAGTACAGACTTCATAGTAGTGGGTATGTGTGACTCGAAAATACATCACTTCGGATTAGAAGTGGGGCACGAATGGATTGATTTCTATAGAAACCCAAAATCCCCCTGGTTGCCCATACTCGAATATATTGGAATAAGGAAAGATAAAAATGTCAACAGAAGGTCTGGAAGGAAAACTGGTGGGCGTTCAGAAAAGTACAATAAAAAAACTGATTGATGGTGGGTTTGACTCTTTAGAGTCTATAATTATCGTCACAGCAGAAGACTTATCTGAGAAGACAGGAATAAGCGTAGCCACTTGCGAGAAGATAATTGATAGGTCTAAAGATGCATATATTATGACTGCTAGTATGTCTGCTGAAGATTTATACTTAAGAGAAAAGAATGAGAAAAGATTAACTACTGGAAGTAAGAATTTTGATAGATTGATGGGTGGGGGGGTTAGAACTAATGTTTTGACACAGTTCTTCGGTAAGAATGGGTGCGGGAAAACCCAGGCATGCCTCACACTGTGTGTGACTGCTCAGAAGTCTCCTGAAGATGGGGGATTAGGCAGAGCGGTTATATATTTAGACACTGAGGGTTCTTTTAGGTCTGCCAGATTAACTCAGATTGCGCATGAGATGGGTTATGATGAAGAATCTGTTAAAAACATACGAGAGAATGTATATGTGTATTCGGTTACATCTCACGAGCAACAGATTGATATAATTAAGAGACTGGATGCCCTATCTAAAGATAAGAATATAAAATTAATAATAATAGATAGTGTAATATCATTATTTAGAGCAGAATATATAGGAAGAGAAATGTTATCTGAAAGACAGCAAATGTTAGCTAATCACCTGGGGGATTTAAAAACATTCGCCAGAAAGAACGATATTGTTGTTGTTGTGACAAATCAGGCGCAAGACGACCCGAGCGGTTTCGGATTTCCAGGGGATTTCAAGCCAACCGGGGGGCATGTTGTCAATCATGCTACTAATTACAGTGTAATGCTGAAGAAAGGAGCAGGAGTGAAGCGGATAGCTAAACTTATAAAATCGCCCGACTTAGAAGTTGGAGAGGCATCTTTTACCATAACAGGTAGGGGTGTGAGCGATTCGGAAGGAGAATAATGCCAAACGAAACCTCGTCGAATGGTATAAACAAAAACTAAAACAATGGAGGACAAAAAAATGAAAATAGGAGTAAAGTATGGTCTTGATGACCTAATATGTGAACAGATTGAAGAAAGTTGGAAAAACAGATGGATGCTTAAATATTTAAGCTCCGAAGACCAAAAAAATACAATAGTGAGGTGGCCATATACTATACCTGCTTGTAAGGGGTTTGAGGTGGAAGTGGGAGACCTCCCCGATGGAGAATACTCTCTATCGTGTGGGGACAACACTAAACAAGCAACTAAGACCTTGAAAAGTGGAAAGACAATAACAATATATGGTACAAAGAATAGAGTCTTTAGTGTTAAAAACAACATTGTTATGTACCCTGTAAATCCATCTAATCCTGATGATTTATATTACGATGGGAAAAAGGCGAACTTGCCTAACTTCGGAAATCCCGTAAGAGGCGCGGTGACACCAGAACTCAATATCCCAGTAGAGTTGTTGAGCTCGGAGTGGTTGGGTAGACAGGAAAAAGTTACATCATTACCAACGATCAATAAGAATTTGGACTCATTCTCAACTAATAATATTGGGTTGAAATTAGATGATTATGTGTTAGAGGATATATTGGGCGGGAGTAAATACCGCATAGTTGATTGTGGAGAGGGGAGATTCATGATACATTATTCATGTGCTCAGTGTGGGGATATGACAGAATTAGCACTGAGGCCGAAGATAGCAGGAGAGTTTGAAGGGTGATAGGGACATTATATGTAGACAATTCGGATAGTTGCACAGATTTTGAAGCAGAGATACCTGAGTGCGTCTATATGGAACTAGAAATAATAGACTCTTGTACAGTAGAGGGATTAAAAAGGAGTATGGAAGATATGGTCTTCCGATTCCCCCTCTTAGAGATTCAAGAATCTAGATATACTTCTAAGAAACAAATTTTAGATATTTTACAATCTATAGCCGTAAGGCTTGGTCACGACCCTCCGAATTTTGATTGATAGTATATAAGTATTACCATACATTTTAAATATCTAACTTTAATATGTAATATTGGTGTATACACAATGGACTTATTCGAAATATTAAGGTTCATCATCGAGATCGCGGCAATCATTGGTACTGCTGTTGGTATTTGGTGGTTTGTAACCTATAGAAATGACCAGACCGCAGTCTATCTGGCAAAAGTCAAGAAATGGTTTGCGGAATATGGTGACCTGCTTAAGGAAGCAGATAAGGAATTGTACGATTCTATGAACAGCCTGCTCGTCGCAGTAGATGCAGCAAACGGATCAACTCAACCCATATCAGGATTTGTTAAAATCGTGATGGCTCTGTGGGGACTTGCTCAGGAAGCTGAAAAACGCCTTAGTGGTGTTTATGGTGATGCGTTCGACTTGGATGGAGAAGAGGGAGATGAATAAAAATGTTATTTGTTAAACAGAAGAAAATAGCTAAGGCCACTAAGGCGTTACCCCCTAAAACCAAGGGTAAGAATGCAGGGGTAGAGGCTAAGGCGAAGAAGGCACAGAAGAAAGAAGTAAAGGCAATAGAGGTTGAAGCCGTTGTTGAAGTAGAGGAAGTCAAGCCTGAAATGAAGGACAAGGACATGCTCGTTGCAATGTTGGATATTGTAAAAGCAAACGGTGGTATCGAAGCATTTGAAGTGGCTATGAAGTACGGAGCAGTAGCTGGTGGGGAAGTTGAAAACCTTGAGAAGACGGCGTTCAGCTCTTTCATGCAGAATAGGCCGTGCAAATTCAGAAGTGGTAGTGGCTTTAAGAACATGAAATGTTCTAGAATAGTCGAGGGCACGTTCACTCCTGTAAATAAATTCAAGTGCAATAAGTGTGAGCTTTTGACAAACTAAGATGATTAAATGTTTGGATTAGAGGTTATATTTGGTCCCGTAGAGCCGTTGATTAGAATAATCTCTACTACAATCATTTCATATCCTATCAAAGTTTGGATATTGAGAGCTATTGCCATGCGTTCTGCGAAGAACGCAGTTAAACCCCTTAAACGCATTTCTTGGAGAAAGAAAATTCTTTTACAATTAGACTTGTATCGTTGGTATAATAATCGTAGCATCAGGAAGCATAACAAACGAGTTATGAAGCAGCGTAAGCTTGAAGCTAAGATTCATAGGAAACGTGTACGAGAAATCGATCTTTGACCACCATTTCCACTGGAACTTTTTTAGAAGGTGTATTACTACAAATAGTGAAACTGCTACCAAAGAAGTATTTACCTACCAAAAAACTGGTAGATGTATAAAAAAGATATTAGATATAAATCAATAATATATGTAAAAATATATAGATAGTATTATATAGTTGTAAGTAGATAAGGCTAAAGCACACTATTTATCTAAGCTACAACAATCTTACTACAACAATCTTTTCAAATATAGGTACAGTTTTTTTGGTAGCATTTTCATGTTTCACACTCATATCCTTTGAAAAATCTCCAATGGAAACGAAGGGGTATTTCCATACTATTTTACTAACCATTGTTAAACAGTAATTTTTAAATATCAGAAGTTTTATATATCTATTCTTGGTGAAATATCATGAGTAACCCTGTACCAACAAAAGCACACGATACCTTCAGAATCAATGATGCAGGAAAATGCTATTGGACGCAATTGGAATGCATAATGGATTGTAGAAAATGTAATGTGCACATAACACAAACACTGAACGCTATGATGCATATTCTCAACAGGCTGATCCAACCCTCACAATGTGATTGTTCTCAGGATGGAGAGGCAATTGAGGAAGGGAGCATAGGAGAGATAGGTGAATAAGATGAAATATAAGGTAGCATTAGTAGCAGATTTTGATACTTGCCCCGAAGGACATTGGGATGGAAACATCATTCAATTCGAGTTCTCGGCAGATTGGAAGGCGTCGATAGAAGAATTTTATAAAGAAACAAAAGATGAGCACTTAGATATACTTAAGTTAGAATACGAAGTTGATATATTACATCTTATAGTCACAACATCAGCAGGAAGGCTTGTTCACTGTGAAGTTGTGATTGAAACGGGCGTAGAATAAACTCATTTATATGTTGATGATAACATTTAAATATCATCAATACATATCTTTTTTTAATGACTCAAATTACTGAGAAACCAGAAATACCTCATGATCTTAAAGAAATAGATGAGGACTGCCTGATTTATGACAATGAATTAGGGTGGCTGCCCAGATTCAACGGACTTATGAAATTAGCCAATAAGAAAGGTGTCTTGTTATTCACTAAATGTGAAGTTATACCACACGACAAAGGAGTTATCGCAATAGCTAGGTGTGAATTGCTCCCTACGATGGAATACTTCGCAGAAAGACTTGGTATTAAAGGAATTACACAAGGAGATATTGTCAACATAGATAATATCGTAAAGGCATATGAAACATTCTTATATAATAAAGAGAAGATAATCGGGGAGGATGTTGGTGAAGCTAATGCTGGAAATTTAGGGGCAGACTTCTTACCTTACATGGCAGCAACCGCAATGACACGCGCCCAGGCACGTGCACTTAAGAAACTACTCAATATTAAGTATATGGTGGCAGAAGAAGTTAAATTTGAGAAGGCAATGCAAAACGCAACCATTTCAAAAAACACTCCTAATAATATACCTAAGCAGAGTTCTATTACAGAGGAAAATAAAGGAGCAAGCGATTCCAAGGCTCATATAACGCAGCAGATTGAATCCCTAATGAAAGGCGATAAAGCAGTCATACAGATAGTTACAACTGCCGTAAACAAAGCAGGGATGGCCTTAAAAGACCTACCCATATACAATCTTCAGATGATACTCAATTCGATACACGAGCATAAGAAGAAGGTTTGATATGAAAGACCTTAACGCTGTATCGGCCAACAGGCTGAACAAGTTCTTAGAATGCCCGTTTAAACTCGCCCTGTATAATTTCGAAGTGGAAGGAAGGCCTACTGATGATAAATTTCTAAAATGTGGCCTTGCAGTTCACAAATGGATAGAAGATATTATAGCGAGGGATGGTGTCGGTTCTAATGGCAAAAAGAATGGTGCAGACTGGTATTTCGACGAGTATGAAGTTCCAGAGGAATTAAGAGGGAGATTTAACACATGCGTTACAACTGCAACCGAAAAACTATTCCCGAAATACGGAAAAGTAGAAGCAGAAAAAGTTCTTCAAATGTATTTTGAAAATGGAAGTATGCTTAAGGTAGAGGCTCGTGCAGATTTAATAGATGAGGAGGGTGTGATATGGGATTGGAAGACGGGAAAAGAGCTCAATAAACCAGAATATATCCTCCAGGGCCAGTTATATTGTCATGTGTTCGGATCAGATAAGTGTATTTTTATATCATTATTAACGGGGGAGGAGTTTGAGATCAAATCGCCGCCCGAAGGATACATTAGAAAATTGTTACAAAAATATCATGAGTCTGTGAAAGAAGGAAACCTTCCTAAAAAGTCAAAATATGATGATGCGTGTATAAAACGGTGTGAGTATTATAATATATGTTTAAATATGGAGGTATAATTATGGATGAAAAAAAATGTCAAATATGTGGATTCGCAATATGTTCAGACTCTGCTATAGGGGTATATTGTACAAACCCCAAATGTAGATATGGTTTATTGGATGAGTCGGATATTACAGCATCGGAATCACAAAACACTAATCTATTTTCAGAGGAGTCGTTAAAATCTCTCAGGGGGGTTCCATGCAACGAAATTATTTTTGGCTCCGAAAGCAAGGGGCGTATACGTGCGGTGATTCCTGTGCATATTCCCCGCAAAAATGCGGAGAATATAATAAAAGAGTTAGTAGACATCCTCAAATATGGGAAAGATTATGCCCGAAGTATAGGATTGGATGTAAGCGGGAGGGGGGAGAAGAATGATGGATAAAAAATTATTTCTTATTGCAGATAATTTTTGGCACAACATCATAATATGCGACAGAGTGTGTGTTTATGATGGAGGCAGAGAATATTTAGAAGTTGATTCAGAGCACACATATGATATAGATCGTACTGCACAAGTATTAATTCTATCTGGGGATAAAGATTTAGAAGACGCATTCCTGCACCATAAGACATTTGAGACAGAAGA